TCTGAGAAGCGCGATGCCAGTGCTCTGACATCTGCGTTGTTCGTCGTAGCGGCCAGCGCGCGGAGCGCACCTTTGAGGTCGCCAGCGTTGAGCGCAGCCACCACCGAGTAGTGCAGCCCTTTGTCCAGTGCAACGAGCGGGTCATCGGCGGCCATATTGGCCGCTATTTCGGAGGGGCCATACCCGGACTCAGCGGCGGCTTGCGCCCGCGCCGCCTTCGCGGCCTTACGCTTAGTGCGGTCCACTGCTACCCGGTCGATATTAGCGAGCTGGGTCTCTTGCGGGGCGTTATCATCGGCTTGCTTTTTCAAGGCCAAGTCAATCTCGGCGTTGGTCTTTTCCGACAGGTTTGCTCGCACCCAGTTGAGTGCACGTTTTGCCACAGCAGAACCGGTGCCTTCTGCCAGCAGAGTTTCCGTGTCGCCTACGCCGGGGATGTTTACAACGTCTTCCGCAACTTCGTAGATTTCGTAGTCGACCGTCAGATCGGCAAGCATCATCGCGATAGCGTCGACGGGGCGAACGGTCTTAGAGAAGTAGGTCTGTGCTGCGGCTTCATCGTCGGTAAGCCGCGGGCTGCCTTTCAGTTTGTATTTTGTACGCTCTGCGCGCGTCGGAATACCCAGCAGCCCCAGAACTTTCAGCTGGTCCGCGATAGGCATCCAGTCTGGGTTTGCTTCCCAGCTGCTCTTGTTGTTTATGCCCTTACGGCCCCCGGTGTACGACTGGTATGCCGCGGTCGTGCGGTTCAAGTAGCTGCGCGCCAGCCGACGGAGGACCGACTCTCTAGCCGTAACCTCGGCAACGGCTTTCGGCGCTGCAGAAGGTGCGATGGGCTTGGTCGTAAAGCCTCGCTGGTAGGTTGTAAACGCGCCGGGGATAACCGGCTCACGCAGATTCGTAGGTAGGGGGGCTTTTGCCTCCGCCACCTGTTGTGCACGAGCGGATTCTACCTGCTGACGCAGGACGTCAGCGCGGCGCAAAGCTTTGATGTAGTTGGTATACGCGACTGCGGCCTTTCCGGTAGCTCGGGTTTTCGGCTGTGCCCCACGCTGCAGGCTTGCCACGAGCTCTGCGGTGCTCAGTGCCTCTTGGGCTACAGCCAGCTGCCGACGGGTGTCAGTCAGCTTAGCAAGCGCATCTTCGTAGGCTTTCAGCCGACCATCCCGGGTCGCACCGGGCACCTTGGTGCGTTCAAACCTAGCCTTGGCGCTCTCCACGGTCTTCTCTTGCCGTGCCAGCACGTTCTGCAGGTTGGCCACAGTCTTTGCCAGCTTCGGATCAACAGCGCCACCGACGAGCTCGCGCTCCATGACCCCGGCAGGAACTTTTTTACGCAGGGCGGCGGCTTCGTCACGGGCCGCGGCCAGCTGCTCTTCGAGTTCGCTCAGTGTAGCTGGCTGTTTTCCCTCTGCAGCTGCAGGACCCACAGCGTCCGGCACACCGTCTCCCAGTCCGACGCGTTCAGGTGTTTCAGTCCCGGCGGTGCCTCCAGTGTCGTCAGCGGCCCGTCCGCTTCCTTCCACGCCTTGTCCACCACTCGGAGTGCCAGCTCCCACTTCTTCTGGCTGAGCCGCTGCAGTCTCGGGGACATTCGCACCTCCCTGCGTAGCTTTTTTGACCGGCGTACCGCGCCCGACTGCGTACACATCAGCCAAGGAGGTGGCGCTTATCAGCTGCTCAGTACCTTTTGCGTAGACAGAAGTATCGAGCCTTGGGCCCATATCTTGAACGTTACGTGCGACCAGAACCTGCCCCGGCTTCAAACGCGCCGCGCGCTTATCGAACTCAAATTTGTCAAAGTTACGATACTCCGTTCCGGTGAGGGGGTTACGGCGCGTTTCGACAGGGAACTCAAGCACTTCGGACGCGTCCACCTCAACAGGCACGACCTCGCCTTCTGCGCCACTATAGCTGGCCGCAACATCGGGGTTTGTCGTAGCAAACAGATTATATCCCTCACGCGGGGATACTTTTTCGTCTTCCGAAAGGTCTTTACGAGACACGCCCCTGTACAACACGGGGATGGATGGCTTGGAGGCGTCCGCACTTTCGGGAGCAGTGCGCGTTGCTGCGAGTGCTTCTGCACGGGCGTCAGCCTCTGCGGCGGCGTCGGCGAACTTCTTTACCTCTAGGGACGCCTTCGTAGAAGGTGCAGGTGCAGGGCCGCGCTCCGCGGCATACTTGGCTTCCGCCAGATCAAAGGCTTCTCCCTCGGTCATTGCCGGGGTGCGGTCTTCGACCTTAGCAGCGGCAGGCTTTTCCGTGGCAAACAGGTCTTTCTGCACCGCCTCGCCGAACTCTGCGGCATAGGCTTCGTCGGGGATATCGGGCGGCATGTTCCCATACTTGGGATTAGCAACCCGTGCCATGGTGGAACGGAACCGCGCGAGCCGCTGCTTTGTCTCCTCCTGCAGGCTATCGACGTAGTCTATCGTGGCCTGCGCCGCAACGCGGCGGGCTTCGTCCGGGTTAGCCCCACCTGCTTCCGCAGCGGCTAGACGCTCGTCATAGACGCTCCGTGCGTCGGCGAGCTCTTCGTCCGTGTAAGTACCAGCATTAGCTCGTGCGTCGGCAGCGTAGGCTTCGTCGGGGATAACCTCGTAGTCTGCGCCCTGCTCGGCTTCGATTTCATCTTTGACCTGCACAGCGGTGTTTTTAGCGCCCTGCTCGGCCTTGTCCTGATTGTGCTGGTCAACTGCAGCAGCGATATCCGCCTCGGTGGCGTCACCGTCGAGCGTGAGCTCCGTGCCGTCGTCCAGAGTAACAACAGTATTTTGGCCCGGGCCAACCGTCGGACCCTGCTGCGTTACACTCTGGATCGTAGCCGGGGCACCCGTAGCCGGGCCGCCAACCGCCGGAGGGGGCGTCGTAGTACCCGGAGGGGGAGCTTCTTTCTCCATGCCAAGGCCGAACCCTGCAGTGGTGGCACGGATGCCGCCGCCCATGACGCCACCGAGAATACCGGCGTCGATGTACTCGCTAATGGCCTCGTCGTCATCCAGCGGCAGCCCTGCTTGGAAGCGCTCCATAATGCTCTGGGCGATCTCCGACGGTGCTTCTACGACAGCGCCCTCTGCCCCACCGGTAACGGTGCGCGTCAGCCACTTCTGGCCGGGCTTGGTTAGACCCAAGGCCAAGAACCTGTCGGCAATAGCGTTGATCGTCGACTGTCCCACAGCACTGACAACCGCGTCGGCCACATCAACTTCTTCTTTACGGCCCGCTGCGACTTCATCTTCCTGCCGCTGAATGTTGCCACCGAAGAAGGACGGGAACGCCACGACAGTACCCGTACCGACGCCGATTATACCCCCGGTGATCGGGTTACCCGTTGCGGCGGTGCCCGCAATTGTACCGCCAATAGTAGCGGCAAGCGATGCGCCCGACTCGGGGATGCTCTGGCCAATGCCTTCACCAAGGTAAGTGAGCGCGCTGCCAATGCCGGTAACATCTTCCCGCCGCATGGGGGCGGGTTGCCGCAGGGACTCGAGAAACGCCTCGTAGTCCCCAGACTCGCGCATACCTCTGCCGAGGTTAACCAATGACTCGAGCCCAAGTCCAGAGCCGAGATATTCTGCTGCTGTGCCCAGACGGGAGTAGGCACCGGCCTTACCCATCTCAAAGCCACGCCCGAGGGCAGTGCCGTCATCTACGGCGAGAGGAGCGCCATACCGGGCTTCATAGTCCGCCGCAAAGGCGTTCTCTTTCTCATCTACAAAAGCGCGAATACGCTCCTGCTCGGTCGCCGACGGGGTGTCACCCTTGATCTTTAGGTTGTACGTTTTTCCGCTAATGCGGCCCGGAACCTGAAAGGTACCCATGTGACAACTCCTCTGCTTGGGGGCAGTATACGCAAAGGGACCGCACTAGGCTAGTCAGATACATCCGCGTCGTATTCGCTCTCGGCACCGAAGTACGGCATGCCATGGGTGGCGTAACCATACCCTAGCGCGGCTTGGATAGCGGCACGTTGTTCTTCCAGCTGGGTACGCTCTGCTGCGTAGGGGTCATCAACCTCCCCACTCCACCAACCGGGTTCTGGCGGCGGCCCCAAACGGGCGAGCTGCTCGTCGATAGCAGCAAGCTGGTCGGCATACTGCCCAATAATTGCAGTGCTAACCGGCTTTGCCCTAGCCCCGCCCGCAGCCTTTGCTGCAGCGGCAGCGCGTGCCATACGGGACTGTTCGAGCTCGCCAAGCAGCGAGAGACGGTCTTTATCGTACTGATCTCGTGCGGTTTGTGCAGCCTCGACGCCCTTGAGCCCTGCTTCGCCGAGGGCACCGCCAAGCGTCGGCTGCGTGGACGACATGAGGTTCAAGCCGACTTGGGCCAGTGCCAGCCACTTGTCCTGCTCAGCGGCCTTCTCGCGTTTCTGCATCATCGCTATGAGTTCTTGCTCGTAGGACGACATGCCACCGCTACCAGAACCACCGGCCTTCGGGGCGGCGGGGGCGGCGGGGGCGGCTTCTTCTGCGGGGTTGTTGGCGGCTTCCGCCTCTTTAGCGGCAGCTGCAGCTGCGGCAACTTCTTTTGCGTCTTTGAGGGACTGAGTGATCCCTGCCTCTTCACGCGCAGCGGCAACCTCGTTCGCAGATTCTTCGGCAGCTGCGAGCATCGGGTCTTCTACTAGAGTACCGATACCACCGCTACGATCCGGTGCAGGGGGGAGCCGCGTAAGGGTACCTACCCCACCCTCGGGGACCAGTGAGCCATCTGCCTGCTCAATGAACCGTAGCCCCTCTTTGATGACGATGTCGCCCTCAGCCATTTTCTTCACAGGGCCACCAGCATACATAGCCTGCACGCCCGTGTTCTCCACCATGTCAGTGCTCGGGGCCATAGCCCGGGCCATATCGGCGATGCCGCCCTGCGGGACGCCTGCAGCTGCGACAGCCTCTTGAGCCACCGTGCCCTGATCGCCCTTGGCTTGCTGTGCCGTGAAATCGTCCTGCATGCGCTTGCGGCGCATGATCTCTCCAAGGACGAGAAACTGCGGGGCGTTACCCGAGGGCATCTGCATCTCCCGCACGAGCTGGTCCTGCGAGAAGTTTTTCAGCTGGTCTTGGAGTTGGACGATGTTCATTGACCATACGCCTTATAGAGGGACAGACCGGACAGCCCTGCGCCGAGCATCTGCTGGAGCGGGTTGTAATACTGGTAGCTCTGCTGAGTCTGCGAGCTCGCCGGAGCGACCGGCAGGCCCCGGAGGATATCCGAGTAGAACGCGAGCTGCTCCTGCGGATACCCCTGCTGACGCAGGTAATCTTGATAGCCGATATCGAGCCCAGCCTGTGCCTCACCCTGCTGCGCACGGCCAATGGCCTCGAGCATCTGCGCGTCCTGAATACTCGCGGAACGTCCCATCTGCCCGAGCTGCGCCAAGTTCATGGCTCCAAGGTTTGCTGCGTTCAATGCGGCAAGCCCCTGCCCTGCGCCGAACTGACGAGAAGCCTCTGTCCCTGTCTGTACGCGTCCAAGTTCAGCTGCACGAAGACGATCCAGCTCCATTTTAGCGGCGCGGTCCATACCAAACTGTTGTGCAGCCTGTTCAAACGCCGCCTGCCTGCCTGTAGCCTCAAGCTCGGACAGCAACTGCATCTGATCTGCCCCGGCCAGACCTTCTTGCACAGCTTGACGGCTACCACCGAAAGCCCCAGCTGCCGCGGCCTTTGTATTTCTGATCCCCGCTTGGCGAAGAAAATCCTTCTCCGCGCGGGCTTTTTGTACGTCCAGCACATTCTCGATATACGGAGACATGCGCTTCTGGACTTCTTCGCTGCTGAACTCGGTGATCGGTCCGAACTCATACTGCGAGAACTGCCCGGGGGCGTACTGCCCGAGCTCGCCAGCCTTAGCGATATTCTGCTGCATGGTATTCTGTGCGGAAGACAGACCTTCAATCGGCTTACCAGCGATGTTCCGGGTCATGTTCCACGCAGCGCCGATATCTCCAAACTGATCGGACGACGCGATCCGCGGACCGCTGTAACCCTGATAAGGCTGCAGAGACTGCTCTTCGACACGCCCCATGAGGCGTTCAAAGTACGGCATGAACTCCTTGGGGATGTTCGTCTGCGTAACTGTCTGGTTAGTCGGTGCGCTGCTGCTTCCGCCCATGCTCATGGGAGCATCTCCCTATATTGCTCAAGGGTTTCATGGTGGGTAAAAAACCCTCTAACTTCCATACTCACGGACTGCATGTAGTCGCGACCACGGCACAAGTATACACAGTATGCCATGATCTCGGCGTACCAGTCACGCAGTACGTAGGCGAAGACTCGGTCGTTCTGCGACCCCTTCTCCAGCTTATTAGCATCCAGCCAAGCGTTAATCCCCGTGACAATGATAGGGATGAGCTGGTGTTTGTACTTGTCAAAGAACGGATTCAGCGGCAGCTCTGTGAGAACCACAAACAGCACGCGCGCAATATCCGCATCCGTAACGGGCTTGTCCTTGTCGATAAGGTCGTCGAAGACTTCACACACGTCACCGAACTGACGAATGAACCAGATGACGTTTATGTCTCCGGTCCACTCCATCATCTTTCGGTCGCGCAGCTCGCGCCACGCTTCGGTGTCGAACTCGGGCGTCATGCGGCTGCCTTCTTCTTGAGTACCTCGGGTGCCTTATCACCTGCGGAGTTAACCGCGGAGAGGAAGCCCCCACCAAACTTCTTCTCGAGTGCGTCGGTGGCATCCTTGCGGAGCACGAACTCGCCGTCGGCGAGGAGCACATCTTGCTCGCCATCAATCGTGGCGGGCACCTTGTCGTCTACGCCGGAGCCATCGCCGGGGCCACGGACCATGCCGTTCTCGCCGTTGGCAAAGCGCTCGCGGGTGTCGTCGAACTCACCAGACTGCACGGAGTCCACCAGATCACGCAGGGCTTCCTCGCCATACTTGGCCAAGAACTTACCAAGTGCGATCTCGGGCTGCGGATGCTGACCCTTGATAGCTGCAATGGCATCGGTGATTTCGGTCTTCTCATTTCCGGCGACCGGACGCTCAGTCTCGACCTTAAACTCGCCGGTCTCTTCGTCCATCTCGATCTCGCCGCCTTCGGCGTAGGGCAGCACGCCCTGATCTCGGTAGGCGAGAATGTCCCCGTAGGAGTATGGCGTGCTTAGACCGTAGTTAAACTCCGGGTCGATGCCGGGGCGGTAGCCCGGCGGAGGAGTGAGCATCCGCCGCGGGATCGGTTTCATCTCTTTGTCAGCTTCGGTGGGTTTGTCTTCTTCGACCTTAACTGTCGGTGCAGGTGTGGCCAAGGCCGCGCCAATCTGAGAGCCGATACCTTGGGCCGAGCCCATAAAGTCCATACCGCTACGCAGTCCTTGACCGACTGCTCCGTTACCGAACAGACCCGCGATGCCCTTGGGTGCTACATTCGCCGGGTTAGGCATCGGACGGATAGATGTAGCGGGGGATACGCCGGGGGGAAGTGCCGCGCCCGTTGCAGCGTTAGCGGCTGCGCCGCCAGCTGTGCTGCCCATGAGTCCGCCGAGGAGTTTGCCGCCTACGAAAGAGCCGAGCCCGGCACGGAGTCCTGCACCGAGGTCCCGCTGCTCGATTGCGGTACCTACACCCTGCCCGATTGCACCTGCGAGGAGCGGACTAGCGAGGGCGGCGATGCCGGTGGCACCGGCGATGGCCGGGGCGAAGGCGGACCCGAGAAAGCCCAAGATCATCGGAAGCATGGCAGTTCCTCTAGCGAGTTTGACACAACTTAGCAGATGCCGCGCTACACGACAATCCGAAGCTCACCGGCAGACGTCTTGTATATAGCATTGACCCGCATACCTCCGGCGATAGCTGCGGCGTTGTCGGCATACTCTGGGAGACTCAACAGGGTAAGTGCAGCCAGTACTCCCTCACCGGGGTTTCGCGTCTGCTCCATGAACACTTCTATCGCACGGTTCAGTTTAGCCATGTGCTCCGCGCTGTATTCCTTGGGAGGGTATGGCAGAACTGGGCTAGGGGTGTTCGTGGGCACGGTTATTTCCTCCCATCAGTGCGAATATCGACACGTGGCTCGCCGAGTCTCCACGCTGTGTTAACCTCTGCCGAGGACAGGCGGAACGCCAAAGATCGCCCGCGCAGGCGGGTATAGACCTGCTGTGTAAACTGCTCCACAGGGTATGACGCAGTCTTTATCACAGACCTATCGTTCTCGGCGAAGTAAGTTCCCCCGGGGAAATTACGAACCTGCAGCGTCATTGACACCGTAGAGTTGACGCTGGTTGAGTTTCGGAACGTGATGTCCGGTATCATACGGGTAACAAACCCGAACTGGTCGCCCTCGCCTATAGAGATAGCACTGGACTGCACATAGGCAGACAGTGGGGCTGGCGGGTTAGCGCTGCCATCGTTAAGGCCAAAGTCTTGGTAGTACAGGTAGCCGTCAGGGGATGCAGCCACAGGGTTTTCGATAACGCCCTTGTCGACCCACGTCGTTCTCGGCATAGCCCCGTAGTACCAGATGTTTTGCTCGTAGTTAAACACGACGTAGCGGTTGTTCTCGAAGCTGTTTGCGGACGGGTAGAACCACCAAACCTCAGAGAACGCACCATTGTGCCCTGCCGTTACCTTCATAGTCTGCGAGTTGTTGAAGTCCGAGAACACGAACTCCTTTACGTCGCACGGCAGCTGTGACACCGCGCCGTTGTAAAGATAGAACGTTCCCTTCCCCATCCAGAATACCGCATCGCCCACAGGCACGGCTGCGTTCGGGGACATGACGGAGATCGAGGCCGACACTTCTTGGATACCATAGGTGTACGGCGCTCCAAGATACTGCATTGCGTGCGCGGAGATGTCTGTCAGCACGAGAATCTGCTGTTTGGTCTGCACCGCGCAGACGATGACTGACCCAGAACTAATCCTGAGTTCACCGGCGGTCGTAAGGGGGGTAGAGGCCCACTCCGCGATGTTCTCTTGGTCGGAGAACCGAATAGTTAGCGGGTCTTGTTGCCCAGAAGCCCCCTCGGGGTCGCAGCCGAACGCGATAGCGTGGCGGTCTCTTTCCGAAACGAGAACAGAGCGTGCTATCGTTGGCACTGCACTGGCCCCAGAAAGCGAACTGAGCGGCACTGCACGGGTTCCGGTTCCGAGCGTGCGGTCCCAGTAGTAGATACCCCCGTCAAGTACGTTAAACAGCAGGTCTTCCCCGAAGTTGTCGTGCGACCACAGGCGCAACTGAGACACAGCGGTAGAGATTGTAGTACCTGAACCCCAAGTACCTCGAGACCAACCGCCTGCGCCCCAGCCGCCGCCCAGAACTGTAGTGTCTAGCCCGGTATTAATCTGGTACGCGCCTACGACAGACGCCCCGCCGTTGCCGCTGTCTGAGGCGTTGGCAGTCACACTAAGAGTGATCTCGTAGCTGTTACTGTTCACGATGCGAGTGATCTGGTGCTCGGTGTTCAATAGCGCAGCGGTGACGTTTCCGCCGAGACTGACCGCACCCGAGAAGGTCACAAAGTCGTTAAGCGTTGCGCCGTGCCCAGTGTCTGAGACGGTAATCACTGCCGATCCGTTTGTCGCCGCGAAAGTAACCGCGCCAGCGATAGTAGTTTCGCGGATTGGGGTGATGTCGTAAAGGCCGCCACCTTGAATAATGTAGTATTTCAGGTTGGTGCCCAAACCACTGAACGTTGCCCCATCCAGCGCGGTCCACGACAAAAGTGCACGCGCAGTGCCTGCAAACGGCGTCTGGGTATATTTCGTCCAGCCCCCGATAGTTTCGGGTTTTCCGGCCCGGAAACGCACAAGGTCGCAGTCCCACCAACCGCCCTCGTTAGAGTAGTCAGTAGTCTCGCGGTTGATACCGGGCCGGAATACGAGCTTCGTGAGTGCCATGGCGGTCTCCTGTTGTGGGAGATACTACATCACCCGAGAAGCTTAGCCAATGTCTTAGGGCCAGCTACGCCGTCGGCGGTCAGACCGTTTGCAGCCTGCCACTTCTTGAGCGCCGCCTCGGTGCCGGGACCAAAGTCACCATCAGCCGCAAGACCAAGCTTTGCCTGCAGTTTCTTGACGCCCTCGCCCTTGGAGCCACGACGCAACGTACCGCCCGAGGGAGCAGCGGCAGCCGGTGCAGGAGCTGTGATCTTGCCGCCCAGTGCAGCCATGGCCTTGGCGTAACGCGCCTGACGGTCTGCGAGACCGATGTCGCCGCCGTTGATGATCTTGGTCAGGCGCACTACGTCGCCGGTGTCGGCAACTGCGTTCAGGTTCTTAGTGTTCCAGAACCAAAGAGCCGAGGCCAGCGCACCTTCCTTGGTCTCCAGCCACTCGGCGGCTTCTTCCGCCGTCATGTCGTAGTCTTTGGCGAAGCGGGTGTAGTTGTCCCGGCCAGTCAACTGCTTGAGGCCGCGCCCACGGAAGCGCCAGCCATCGCCCGGTTGAGTGTTGCCAAGCTTCGAGGTGCGGAACTCGTCCATGTAGACGTAGTTGGCGATCTTCTCCGGGTTGCGGGCGTATTCGGCAGCGTTGCGCTTGCCGGGGCCAAAGTAGCGCGAGAAGATTTTGTTCAGCGTCTCTTCGCGGTAGTTCAGGTTCTCGGACAGGGCGTTGAAGTCCATCGACTCGTGAGCGCACTGCGAGATGAACCCGGCGATGCGCTGGTCAGTCGTGATGTCATACTTCGGCAGAGCCTTGTTGAGCTCTTCGCACCAAGCCTCGACCTCTTTGTTGGTCGGGATCATGACACGCAGTTGGTCTACAGTCAGCAGGGTCATCTATGTTCTCCTATTCACACCAAGATTGCTTGGCGTCACCTTTGTAGTGCCGGGCCAGCCCAGCGGAGACAAGACTTTCGGCAAGGCTCTGGTGGTCCAGATAGACCTCACCCAAGACGCGGCCCCCGTATTTGTCCCACTTAAGGATCACGACATCGACCTCGAGGGCGTTGGCTACAGCGTTCTTTGTGAACGCGCTGGCCTTCTTCGCCAAGGCAGCCTCGGCATCGCACTGGGCGCGCGGTGCCTTCTCGGGCGTGTCTATGCCCATTACCCGGATCGACAACTTCGGCGGCAGGGGCTCGGGCAGAAAGTCCACCGCAATCTCTACCGTATCGCCATCTATCACCCGGGTGATCTCATATGGAGCGGCCAGCGCAGGGCTGGCCGACAAGAGAAGGATGCCGAGCCACTTCACTTTTTGGGCTTCTTCTTGGTTACACCGTCAAGAACGGCGTCCACGGCCATGTCTTTGCCCATGTTGCCCAGCAGGTCGCCCACGTTTCCAGTGACTGCAACCTTGATGGCACCCTCAACCGGGTCAGGCAGGTTCACCTTATCCAGCACGGCGTCAACGGCCTTCTCTTTCAGCTTGCGGCCAACAAGCATCCCGACGATGCGTCCGATCATTCTTTGTACTCCTCGACGGGGGCGACGTACTGCTCGTCGTCATTTCCACCCTTGTTGCGATTGTTGCCTGCAGCCATCACGCCGCCGAGAGCGCCGACGATGAACGAGGCGATGGGGGTCAGCAGTTCGAAGAACTTACGGTCATTCTCGCTCGACTCGCCCAAGGGCTGGGTCACGAAGACCAACGAGTAGAGGATCACGAAGATCGTGCCGCCGAGGATCACGGTCAGTGCCACGCCGATGAAGTAGCGCAGCTTGGCTTCCATCACTTCTGGGTCGTCTTTACGGGACATCAGTTACCTCCTGTCAGGGCGTCCGCACACATCCCGGTGCGGAGGCAAATGGGTGGGGTGCACTCCAAGTTCGACCAGTTGGCCGGGTCTTGGCAGGGATAGCGGTAGAACCCGTCGCCAGACAGGTAGAAGATCACGCCAACTGCGGCGATAAAGCCCAGCCAGATCAGTTTCTCAATCATCGGATCGGGTTCCTCACTAGGTCGTCCATGGCCTTCCATAGGTCTTCGATTTCGGCGTCGTATTTCTCCAGCTTGCCTTGCAGCCCGCTGGTCACGCTGTCCGATTTCTCGACCATGGAACGAAGGTTCATCAGGTCTTTCTGTTGCTCAAGGATCGTCCCCATCTGGGTCGAGATTGCCGACAGCTTCGATGCAAGCCCGCGCACGTCGTTATCTTGGATCGCCTGTTCCAGAGTTTGCACCCGGCTCTCGACACCCAAGACCCCATCCACGCTCTCCTCTACATCCCAGAAACGGTTCACCACGTCGTAGGCATAGTAAATCGTGCCGCTGATACCGGACAAGACGGGCAGGGCGGCAGCAAGCCACCACCCCTTTACGTCAAAGCCTGCGATCCGCAGGCCGTTGGTTTCAGCCTCTTCGCTCACGAGCCATACCCTGCGGCGTAGACCTCCGACAGCGTCACAACATTGCTGGACAGGAAGCCTTGGAATCCGATGCCGAAGGCCCCGGCAGCGGTGACGTTCAGGATGTCAGCCGTAGCGCTGTAGGTCACTGTTGCCCCGTAGAGGCTGGCCCCGCTGTTGGCTGCGTAGGAATCCACAGTGCTGGTCATGCTGGCATTGCGAGAGGCTGCCAAGAAGGCACCAGCATCGCGGGCATAAGTCTGCACCGCGCCGAGGGCAGTGTTATAGTTGCTCACGTCGGCTGCGCTGATCGACATGTCGTTGTTGGTCAGGACGGCTTGGAAGGCCAACTGCTCTTGGACGGTGTCGGCGTTGGCAGCCATGTTAGCGATGACCTGCACCTCCATCAGAACTGCAGTTGCGGCAACGAGGTTATCGACAGCCGTATCGAGATTTGCCATTGCTGCTTCGTGCTGATCCTGAAACAGAATCTCCGCGTTGTAATAGGTCGCGTCGATCACCCCCTGAATGTCGGAGTTGTAGTCCAGCCGCATCTGTTCGGTAATCGCAGCGTCCTGCATGACGCCCGGCGCGAGGATATCGCCTTGACCCGCACTGTAGACAGCGCCCACAGTTAGGTCTTGAGACGCTGCCAGCTGGTCAAGGATTGCTTGGGCTGACCCCTGCAGGTTCGTTATCGTCGGATCGGCGTGAGCGGCGGAAGCGCTCAGACAGAAGAGGGCCAGTGTTTTCTTGAGGTAGGACATCGGGTAGCTCCTCGTTCATGAGCAGGAAGGCGTCCCAGAAAGCCCGGTCGCTGGAGTATCCTACCACATAAATATGGGGTTCGTCACGCATTGCGAGATAGCCTTCACGGCCCACTAGCAGTTTGCCTGTCTCAATGGAGTAGATCGGGCAGGGAGTGCTTGCTAGTGCCATCGCCTTGAAGATCGCCGGACTCTCGCACATGACTGAAATACCTGAAACCTGCAGGCCGAGGCCGCCAGCTTCCTGCGGAGTGCCGAGCAGCCTTGCATCCTTCCGACGGTTGCACTCTGGGTCCTGTTCCATCTTGCCCTCGGCCCTGCCGAAGATGCTGATCTGGAAAGCCTGTTGGTAGGGAATGAGGCAGCTATCGTTGCCACCGCCACCCATCACTGTCGGCGCGGCGGCAGTCGGAACAGGTGTGGAGAACGGTGCAGAACCGGCACCATTGTAGTTGGTGGTGCTATCGTTGTTGTTCGAGCCGATGGTCGAGTTGGTGTTTCCGCTGTTGGTGTTTAAGTCGCCCGTGACTTGGGCGTCGGCCACCGCTGTCAGTAGACAGAGCAGAGCGCCCCCATAACATCCCGCGTATCGCCGGAGCATAGAAGTGCATTGGCGGCGTCTGGCATCGACATGTAGTATAGCGTTTCCGCGTTCTGTCTGATCTCGCACTGGCGGTCACCTTTCGGGCAGGCCGTCGTGTAGGCCACTGACGACACAGTAACAGGGCCGCAGCCAGCGACCAAGAGAAGGATTACCAGCCTCATTTGTTCATCCCCTGCAAAATGCGGTCGATCTTGGCGTCGAGATTGTCGATTCGCGCGATGACTCGGTTGATGTCTGCGTGGACTTCTGCCTTGGTGACATACTCTTTCGCCATCTCCTCGCGGGTGCGATTGAGCAAAATTTGCAGGCGCTGCACCTCGTCGGTATGGTTTTTCAGCACCCAGCCGATCAGGGCCATGACGGCGGAAAGGGCGGCGCTCCAGAGCATTTCAGGGGTCATGTCTACCTCACGACGATCTCAGAACGGTGCCGCCGGAACCGACGACGAGGATGACGCCACTATATCCCGCTGCGCCATAAAGGGCTGAGGAAGTCCCGCTCGTTCTGGACGTCCAGTTAATGCCATCGGGGGACGTGTAAATCTGCCCGGAAGACCCTACGGCGACAAACTGAGTTTCGCACCACGAGACGCCATACATGTTTGTAGCGGACTGCCGCAGGGTCCATGTGATGAGGTCAGTCGATGAGTAAATCCCGCTGGGGCCGGTGACCACACCGATAGAGTTCCCCCAAGCGACATCGGTGACACGACCAGAAAGGCCCGTCGGAGTGCCGGTCCATGCCGTGGCTGACGTCGGCACCGCGTTGACGTACTTGTACTGCGACCCCCCAGCGAAGGTGCGGTTCAAGGAGCTGACATAGATGCCGCAGGTGGCGGAGTTTGCGCCGACCGCGCCGTTGGAGCCGTATGTCCAAGACGTACCGTCCGCTGAGGCGTATAGGTAGCCGTCGCCCCCATTTGTCCCAGAGCCAACAACGAAATAGCCGTCGTTGTAGCTGGCCCTGTGGTTGTCTCGCCCGGCGCTCACCCGCAGTGTCCAAGAAGACCCGTCCGGCGAAGAGTAGATGCCGTTTCCAGCGAAGTCCGTGATGACGAACAGGCCGTTACCAAAGGCCGAACCCTCGGAGTAGTCTGCCGATCCGGTTGAAACAGCAGACCACGTGGTTCCATAGTCTGCAGAGCGACGAATTGTGCCAATCGTGCTGCTGTCCGCTGCGACCCAAACTCCACTCGGGCTGACAGACAGCTGCTGGAGGTTAGAAGACAGCGAGCCCACGGGCTCCCAGACGACGCCCGGGTTTGACGTAGGCTGGACCAGCGGCATCAGAGGAAAGCTCATTGCAGGGCCACCACATTTGCGAGGGTGAACCCGTTGCACTTCGTGATGTAGACGAAGAAGTCATGGCCGTTCGTCGTGGTGAACGGGTTTCCTGTCGTCTTGGTAAAGCCGGACAAAGTGATCGCCCCCGCTGATGCGTTGTTGGTGATCTGAATGACAAGCGTATAGTCGCCAGAGGCCGTCGGCTCGGCGAGAGTAAAGGCACCGCCGTTGACGATGCGCTTCATGTTGCCCCCGACAGGCGTGGGCGTGTAGGTGCCGCTTGAGATAGTACCATCATTGTCGGCGGTCGTGGTAACTCCCTCGGTGACAGTGACGGCCCCCGTAAGGTTAGTCGCAGCCAGCGTGCTTGTGCCAACAACCTGCAGGGCGGTCGTGGGGCTCGTCGTCCCAATACCAACAAAGCCATCGCTCGTGATCGTCATACGCACGGCGCTCGAACCCGCCTGCGTCGTATAAAAGTGCAGCCGCCCGTCTTCGGTAAGCTCGGTTATATCCTCGGCCTGCGCAACAATTTGCGCGTAGCTAACATCCCCATTGATGCTATTTCGGCCTTGAAAATCGACACTCGCCAAGAAGTCGTTATCCGCAGGGCTCGCGCTTGTACGGCGCAAGACAACATCTGGGGCCGCAGTGGCCCCGGCTTCGGTGCTTTCGACGATGAGGACAGACCCTGCAGTGGAGTCCTTAACGTGCAGCCGGGCGGCTGGGGTTGTTTCGCCGACGCCGAGGTTTCCCGCGCTAGTAACCGTCGCACGCGTAGCGTTGTTGACCACGACTGCCATAGAATCGGTGGCGTGGCGGTAATCAAGTCCGCCGATGTAGGTATCTGCGGTGTCCCCAAAAGCGAGGATCGACGATCCATCGGTATTTCCCACCTGCACTCGGAGAACAGTGTCCGCCGCGGCAGTCGTGCTGCCAACCATGTGCAGCAGTGCGGTGGGGGCGTTAGTCCCGATCCCGACTTCGCCAGAGTTTTCCACACGCAGTCGTTCAGCGCCACCCGTCTCCACCGTCACCGTATCAGCGGCAGGAAAGCGAATGGTGGTGTTCGGATCACCCGAATGGACGATCCTATCTGCAATCGTCACGTCCCCAGAGAATGTCCCTGTAGTGCCCGAGATTGCAGCCGCGGTAGTCCCACCAATAGCCGTACCGTCGATAGTGCCTCCCGTGATATTCACCGAGCTCATGGCAAAGTGGTCAGTCAAGTTGGCAACCGCGGACCCCGCACCGACGCCATTGGCGTAGATAATCGCAGAATCGCCCGAGGCTATGGTGGTGTTGCCCCCAGAACCTTGAGTGAACACAACACTCTGAGCCGTAGTGTTACGGACGTAGTAAATCTTGTCCGCAGTGTTCGGCACGATGGTGACCGTATGTGTAGCGGCCAAAGTGCCAGTCAACACGAGCAGCTTAAACTGCCCGTCCGACAAGACGCCGTCCGTGGTCGTTAGGTTAGACGCCGTGCCTGTAAGCGCAAGACTAAGAACACCATTAACCCCGCGGTCGATGATGTTCATGTTGTCGTTTACGGTACCACCCCAGATACCGTCCTGTTCACCATCTGCGGGCTTCTCAAGCCCGAGGTTCGAAGTGTAGCTACTGGGCATAGATCATCCTCACGCCGCGATGGTTGTCCATATGGTCGCCGGGGTCGGCTCCACCTCTGTCCACGGATTTATAGCATCTGGATCGACCTCAGTCCACGCCGAACCGGGCGAGGGAGAGATCGCACTCCAAGACGTAGGAGGCACCGGGTTGAGCGGGTCCCAATTGGTGCCCGGAGCCGGGCTAATTTGGCTCCAAACAAGCGCGGTCCCGACGTGTCCGGCAGCGGAAACACCAAGGACGAAAACGTCCGCACCAGCAAAAATTACGACGCTGCCGACCTGCCCCGTTGCGGAAACTCCAGTCACTGACACAGTGGTAGTGACTTCTACGGCAACGTCGCCAACAAATCCCGTGGAGGAGACCCCTGCGGGGGTAACAAGCGCAGAGCCGGTAGCTACGGCAGTGTCGACCTGCCCGGAGGCAAAAACCCCGGTGACTGGGACAACTGCGCCTGCAGCGGCTACTGCGGTGCCAACCTCGCCTGTAGCGGTTACGCCCGTGAGATCAACAATGGCAGTGCCAGTAACAGCGACACTCCCGAGCGCAGTGGTAGCTTCGAGGCCGGTCAGGGCTGCATCCGCCCCAGTCTCTGCTACAACGCTGCCAAGCTCCGTAGTAGCGGATACCCCAGTAGGGAAGACAAGAATATCGGTGAAGGCGACGACGTTGCCAACCGCAGTGGTCGCGGAGACCCCAGTAACGCTGACATCTACATCTGGACTAAACCCGGTCGTTGAAAACGGTACGGTCGAGAAGGGGCTAAAGCCAAACATGATGTCCCTCCTCTCTTGTGTTCAGGGTAGTGTACCAGAAAAGCCGGGCGTCGTCACGTCTCGGTCGGGTAGGGATAACGGGCTTTGATCTCGGCGATTTTAGCAAGCCATTCATCCATAGCGGCCTCACCTCGCTGCGCCATAAAAAAGAGCGGATCGGCTTCGGCTACATACGCCGCTTTGCGCGCAGCTTCCTGCTCTGCCTTTGGAGGAACATAGGCGAGCCATGCGCCATTGCGCCAAAGTTGAGCTGCGTGATCTGGCGCGGTCAAAACCTCAATAGCCCCGGCTGGTGGCTCTGCGCCGTCACCAAAGCCGCCGATGTATACCCCTTCCGGGGTGACGTAGTGTTTCGTCGTCATGCGAAAGCCCTCACTCGCAGTCTCCAGCTTGCGTTGGTCAATGGAGCAGCAGCGCCTGTCGTCGCGTTTGCAACAGCGAAGCAAGTCGCGTTGTTACTATACCGAACGTAAATATTGGTGGCGTCATAATAGATAGAATTAAAACGGTTAACCCCGTTCGTCGTGCTGTTTGCGTGAGCCAAAACTACATCGTTAACCGCATATCCAGCTTCTGCTGTGACGCAGACAAGCTCTAGATAGAAGCTCTCCGGGGCGATGCCAAGACCATGCGCCAAAGTCAGAAACCCACCAGTCGTGATGGTCTGGTTTGAGCTGACATATTGAACGGAAAAGATAGGCGTAGCCCAGCTCGGAGCCGCAGAAGCCCCACCAGAGGTCAGCACTTGGCCGGACGTGCCGTAGTTCGCACCGCCGATACCGATCTGTCCTGCGGAGGCGATCCTCATGCGTTCTGCGGCATTGACTCCGACAGCAAGGTAGTCAGATGCGTGGTCATACGAAATGTATCCAGCATCAGCGTCGGCTGAGTCTCCAAACTGGATTATAGTGTTGGCAGTCGTTCCTGCGAGCTGCAAACGGATGAGGGCGTCGTCAGAACTTGTAGTTCCTGTTGCTCGCACCCTGATGCTCGGATCAGTGGCCCCTTGAACATCCAGTTCGTAGCCGGGGCTACTCGTCCCAATACCCACGTTGCCCGAGGAGTCGATCCTCATGCGTTCTGTGTTGCCAATACGCCATTCATGCGTCAGAGCGCCAGATGCGTTTGTGGTTATCCGGTAGTCGTTGGACACAAAGGTGCCGCCGTTGCGGGTCTGGATGCCGAAGACGTCCGCGTCACGGACGAGGGTCGTGTTGTCAAAACCTGCGGAGCCACCAGTCTCAAGGAAGTCGAGGCGAGGCGCTAAGCCACCAATGGTTAGGTTGCCAGTGGGAGAAGTCGTCCCAATCCCCACGTTACCAGCAGAGGTGATCCTCATGCGCTCGTTGGCGTCCGACCCGCCGGGAGCATTATCGCGGGTACCGAAAACCAGAGCAGTGTCGGGCGAAGTGCTTTCCCCGACAGCCGCAATATACGCACCTACGCCCGCGCCCGGGACGGAAGCATCAGAGCCAAAGAACTCGATGGTACCAGAGGGTTGGGTGCCGAGAGCGGCTGCGTCCGTATCGGAAATCCTTATTTTCGCGGCAGTTCCCGAGCCGCAGTAAAGGGTGGCAGAAGATACGGTTTGGAAGACGCTGACAGTATAAGTGCCAGTCCCACCAGTCCCAGTTCCCAGTGCGGTGATCTTAGTGATCGGAGACACGCCCAAACCATAGACGGCATCACCAACCGCAAGGGTTCCAGAGGTGACCGCAGTAACATCCATCGTGGTGCCGGTGATGGAGGCGGTGAAGGTAGCCGTGTTGTTCGTGGTGCCCGCGACATGTAGCTGAGCAGCGGGGCTTGTAGTGCCGATACCGACGTCGCCCGCAGAGGTGATCCTCATGCGCTCAGCCCCACTCGTCTCCACAGTCACCGTATCAGCGGCAGGGAAGCGAATGGCGGTGTTCGTGTCACCCGTGTGAACAATCTTATCCGCGACAGGGAGGTCACCGGTCTCATCCAGATATACGGCCCGCTCAGCCGCGTAAGACAGGAAGATTTTCTTGGTTCCGGCGCTCCAGCTGACGGCAGCGTTGCTGTTACTGGACGACAGGATCGTCGTGCGGGCCAAGGTCGGGCCCGTGGTGGAATACGTCCCGATGCCGACTTCCCAGTCAACGTCATCGGTGATCGCATAGTAGGTCGTGTCCGCGTTGGACATCACGTCGCCAAACGACTGGAACCCCGGCTCCGCACCCAGAAGAGTGTAGGACGAGGTCCCCGTCGTGGAGGTGGTCTCCTGTACGCGGTCTGCTACTACGAGAACCATGACGGCTCCTTAGGCAATACGGATGATAGCGTTCGAAGCGTCAGCCGCGGGAAACTGAATGGTGAACGTACCAGACGTCGAGATTTTGTCGCTTCCAAAGTCCAACACGACCACCGCGGGGTTGGTGTAGGTGTGCGTCGGGGTCGTATTATAGATCAGAGCGCCGCGGGCGTTGATCGTAGCCGACGTAAACGAGATGTCAGCAAAGTCGGTGAACGCCGTGGTACCCGACGTCGCCGGAGAAACGTTGGTCAGGGTACCGCCGCCAGCCGAGTAGGTGCCAGAATTGGCGACCTCGTTAGCAGACGAGTACGTCGTTGTCGCCGCGCTGAGGGTCGCGGCGCTCGAGTAGAGGGCGAGTTTGAAAGTATCACCGCCCGAGGAGCGGAAGTCATGCACGGCCTCAAGGAGCTGGTCCTTGAACGAGGTGCACATTGCTTGTGTAATCGGCAAAGGAGCCTCCTATAGCTTGCGAATGACGTCAGCCAGTTGCGGGTGGCCAGCGTCTACCAGCGCATTGTACACGGTAACGCGGTCGTTGGTAACTGCCTCTTTCATGTAGCGCGTGACCACGCTGACAATTGCGGCACGAAAGGCTATAGCCTGATCCCGGATGGCCGGGTGGGCGTCGTCGGAAACGCTGATAAGCTTGTTGGCGCAGAGTTCGGCAAGCTCCTCGGGTGTGTGCCCGCGGCCCTCGGTAGTCGATACCGATACGATAGGCGTCAGCGGCAGACTCATGGAGGCTTGGAACATTAGCGCATCCCCCCGCCGGACATCTGGCCGTTGCGGTAGTCATCACGCTTTGCTCGCAGGTCGATACCAAAGAGCTGGAGCATGGCCTCGTTGTAGCGGTTCGTGTAGAGCTGCAGCATATCGGCGTCCCCCTTGAGGTAGGTATACGCTTCGACGAGCGAGCCGTACAAGAGGGCGGTCTCGGCGTTGGTGCCAAGCCACGAAGTGCCGGTATCTACGATGGACGGTGGGTCGTAGTAATAGTGCAGCTCGACCGTGTAGTTCGAGTTGGGGGTAGGCCCAAGGATAAAGTTACCCTCGGTGCCGGTCTGGTCACCGTCAAACTGCGCGTAGTACTTTGGCAGCCCCTGCGTCGACGGGCCCGGATATGCTTCACGGATGAAGTTTACATCCTTGTCGTAGAGGTAGCTGTAGTTCCCGGAGCCGTCGACAACAGCCAGAGAGAACACGGAAAGGAAGTCAGATGGACGGGCAAGGTATTGATTGCCCGCCGTTGTGGAAGCGGTGGCGTTCTTACGCAGCTCGGGAATCTGCACCGAGCGATAGATGCGCTCCTCAGCCTGCCGAACAAACGTAGGGATGTTGGAGACAAAACTCGTTTCCGAGGTCTCGAGATAATCCTGCAGTGCGGCAGTGAGCTGCGTATAGTTCATCGGTTAGCCCTTGTAGTTGCCGCCCTTTTTGGCAGCGCCCATGCCACGGCATTTGCCGCCCATGGCCATTTTACCGACGCCGTCAGCGGCGAACGCGGGGACTTTCTTGCCGCCCTTTTCGACCATCTTGAGCTTGCCGCCCTTGGCTTGGTACTTGACGCCCTGCTTGATCGAGTGGTCAGCCATATCGCTGATCTCTTTGTCAGTGCGGGTCATCGGGCGCTTGCTCGACTTGGGGGCCATCTTGCTCATGGGGCGAGCCTTTGGGCGGGGCGACTTTTCCATCTCATTCTCCATGCGTTGTGACCACGGTCACGGTTCCAACAGACCCTACCATATCCTGAATAGGGTTCCAAACGGGATTCCACCCGAAGAGTCCGTTGCCCGGCGCGTAGTCAGGGCGTGGGTTCATGAGCGCCTGCGGGTCGTTGATCTTCAAGCGACCCAAGAAGTTCTGAGGCTGGTCAGGGTCGGCAATGTCGCGACCAACGCGGAAGCCGGTCTTAACCCCGTTCTGGTACTCCCAGACAAGATCAGAGAGCTTGTAGCTGAAACCGCTGCGGTCACAGATACCGAGGGCCTTACTCCCCCGTGCGTATGCGGGCATCAGACACCCCCAATCATCATCGTGTTGAACGGCACGAACATCACCGAGGAGCGGTCGCGGTCTTCACCAGCCGCCAACTCGAACTGCTCGTCGTAAATCTGTTTGAGCGGGATAACCCGATCCACGACCTGTGGCTTCTTCATGGCGATGTAGTAGGCCAGTCCGGCTACGAGCGCGGGCACGAACCGCGGAGGGATGCTGGTGGTATCTGCACCGATACCCGAGGCCAACCCGTCGATGCCTTTCAGGCGGTAGTAGAACAGGGTGTAACTCTGCGAGTTGTCCGGCTTGGGCCAGAACGTCACAGTGGTGCTCGTCGGCAGGCGCTGCACAAACACTTGGGTCGGACGCCCGGTGATCTGCTTGTTGGTCTGCTGAGCGTAGGTCGAGACAGAGATACGCTCGAGGGCGGTGTCTACCTGTGCGGTACCCGTGCCAGTGCGCAGCTGGTGCTCGATGATGTCGATAGTCCCTGCCGGGAGTGTGTAAGTCTCCGTCCCCGCCGTCAGCGCAAGCGTGCCAGACTCGATGGTGAACAAGTTAAGTCCACGGTTGGCCCACTCGAGCGTGAGCAGGTTCAGGGACCGGCGGGCCGTCTTGAGGTCGTAGCCCGAGCGCATCTCGAGGCCAGCCCGCTCAAAGGCTTCCTCAAAGAGTTCCGGCAGATCAGGTACGATGACGGCCATGGTTTAGTCCCTGAATTTCGCGGTCTTCTTCGCGATACGTTTCGGCTGGGCCACGAACTGCTTGCCCTTGGCGGTGCCCTCGCGCTTGGCGCGGGTGGTTGCAGCATACTCCGCAGGGGTCAAGGCGTCACGAGCCTTTTTAGGCAAGTAACGCTCCCCGGTCTTACCCGACGGCTTGCCGCTCTTAGTGCCCCAGTCTTCCTTGGTCCACTTGGAGAGGGACTTCTGGGCCGTGGTCTTCTCACCCGTGTACCCTCCGCCCTTCTCCTTGTAGATTTTACCAGCGAGCTGCATGGCCCGGGCGGAGTGTTTCCCGCCCATCTTGGCCTTGGCTTGCGCCTTGGCCTGTTCCCATAGCTTCTCGTTGGTGCGGCCCATGGTTACTTGAAGCCCTTCCGGCACTTCGAGGCACGGGCACAGTCACCCGGGTTGCCGCACTGATTGCACGGGGTGAACTCCGCGGCCTGCTCGACCGCAACGGTGTTCACCTGCGTCTCTACTTTCGGCGTGGTTTTCTTGGCCATCAGCGCATCATCCCTTTGGTTTTGCCCTTCATGCAGCAGCCGTCACCACGGCCAACCTTGCCGCCTTTGGCCATGCCAGTCGGGACGCCTTCCATGGCTGCCTCGACCGGGTTTGCGGACTTCTTGGCTTTGGCCTTCGCGCGGTTACGCTCCATAATCATCTGCGGGATAACCCCAAGTGGGATTGCCATTCCGCTAAGTGGGTTCTTGAGTGCCATTACTTCATCATCCCTTTTGTGTGGCCCTTCATGCAGCAGCCGTCCATCTTCTTGGCTTTGCCACCTTTGGCGTAGCCTTTGACCATGCCGCCCTTTTTCATCGGGGTAGCCATCGCGTCGAGCTGCGTGACAACCGGGAGACGGCTTGCCGGGGCGTTGGCGATCTGCTTGCCCATGTTTCCGCGGCTCATCATTTCTTCTTCCCCTTTTTCACACCCTTGATGGTGCCCTTGTTCTCAGCAGCATAGAAGACGCGAGCACCGGCCTCCTTACCATACTGTTTGGCCATCGCGGCCTTGATCTTTTTACCTTTGGCGTTCAGTGGCATATCAGCACTTCCATGCTCGCAGGCTCTTATTGATCCTGCTGTTGGGGTCATTGGCCGTCTTGGCCGACGTGAGCTTCTTCTTCATGCCCTTCATCCGGGCACAGAAGCTATCTCTGCGAGCGCCACCTTCGGGTTGCGGAGCCTTTAGCCCCGGCTTGCCCGGATTTGCGCGGTTATAGCTGGCGCGACCCTTGGCGTTCAGTCCGCCCTTTGGGTTCTTGCCTTCTTTGCGTTGCCATGCGGGAGTCTTAGCCATTTGACACCAAGAGCAGAATGAACATGGCCGAAGCCGAGTTGTTGTTCGAGCTGGATTGCGCAGTGGCCTCCAGCGTGGTCTTTTCAGGGATTCTGACGGGGTACTCGAAGACATAGTCTGCGGCACCGTTGTTGACCGTCGTGATCGCAATGGTGCGGCGGACGCCGTCAACCCCAACGGTCATGAGGCGACCACTGACCTGAGCCGACCCGCCGGGTTGACCCGCGGAGAACAGGCCCTGCGACAGGTAGGCCGTGAAGCCCGCTGGGATCGTGTAGCTCCCGGTGATGCGCTGGTTGTAGTCGAACTTGATGAGATCGTAGACCGTGGCCGGGACGCCAGCGGTGACGGTTCCATCCCCGAAGTAGATGTCGCCCTCGGCGGAGAGGCTCGAGCCAGCAGTTGCCACGTATGCTTGGTTGATGTGCAGGAACGACTGTACCGTCAGGACCGCCGTCTGGCCGTTCAGCGTGACGATCTCCTCGATCTCGTTGTGATTGGCGTCCAAGCCCTCAACGTAGACAGTGCGGGCCCCGGTGCCGTTTGCTGTATCGTTGGCGCTCGAGGAGCTGACCTTCATCTGGAGTGCGGCAGCGGGCAGCGGTATGATTCCCGTGTAAGGCCAGACGGTCACGCGGGCGGTGTCCACGTCGGGGTTGTACCCGAATACGGTTACACTGCGGTGCCCCGTGATTTGCCCACGGGAAACTTGAAGTTCGAATGGCTCGGTGAGCCCGAACCGAGAGATGGATGATAGCTCCCGAGCCATTCGTTTCTCCTTACGACCAGAACAAGGTCTGCGCGGTTACGTTGGTGGCGGTGGCCACGAACGGGTCAGACTCGAAAAGAACGCCCGTCCCCGGCATCATAATGTCGTATGTACCGGCAGCGCCAAAATCCATGTCGATCTTGGTGGCTCCGCCATTTCCACTCGTGAGAGTGATACGCCCAGCACCGCTGAGCGTAGCAACGACCATTCGGATGCGAACACGACCGATACCGGCAGCTCCGGTCGCGGTCAGTCGCTTGGAGCTAATATCATAGTTATCGGACATGCCGTCCTCCTATTAGCTGAGGGCTGCGCCAACAGCAGTGACCCAAGCAGAGCCGGTCGAGATGACGAGGCAGTACTCATTGTTACCAGCGCCATTGTCGTTGATGAGGCGAACCTGACCAGCGTTGCCAGCGGCAGCCGTCGGCAGAGACGCGGTCGCGATAGCGGTGAGCTGGAGGAAGGAGGTCACGGTGACGTTGCCCGAGACAGCGCCGATGAAGCCGTTCTCAGAGGTCACAGGACCCGAAAAGGTTGTGGAAGCCATGATAGTACCCCTTGCACAAGGTTTTGCCACGCAGTCTGTGCAACGTCAGGTCGGGCGTCCTGTCTGCGCGGCTGATGATACCCTGCGCGCAGGATACACTAGGTTCGATGCTTAGTCGAGCCTGTTGGGATCGGCATAGCGAAAGTGCTTTCCGGCATTCTTGCCGCGGATAAGGGGGCGGTCTGCCGCTAAGGCTTTTGCGAGCATCCCGGGGGAAAGACCAAACACCGCTTTTACCTCCTTTAGGCTCTGAAAAACCTGACCCGACGTGACCTCGACGATAGCTTTATTGTACTTCGCCGCGTGTTCGGAGCCCCGTTCTTTACCTTTGCGCATAGCGCTGAGCTTTGCACGTGTTTCGGCAGTTGCTCGTTTCCCGAGGTTAGCTTCTCGCAGCTTCGCCTTAGTATCCTCGGAGACGGCCTTACCCGACCTGTTGGCACGCATGAGTGCTTTGGACTCCTCTGAATGCGGTAGCCCAAGTCTTGGGTGGATATTTTCTTCGTAGTGCTGCTTTAGGGCCTCGGAAATGCGCTCTTTGTGCCTGTCGCTCCTGACAACACCTCGGCTTGAGTTGTCCGTGTACCGAGCCATGTTGTAGCACTGATTAGTGCCGTGGTGTTCGTTCAAGAACACTTGCTCAACGCTGTGTAGCTCAGCAGGGTCGTCGACCTCGGCAACGATACGGAAGACAAATGAAGCCGCCCCGTACTTGTTCCATGCGTTTTGCAGGGGCAAACAGTGGTGTGTCCCAGCAGCGAGCTTTCGACGATGCGTACGTACGCGCGTACGCCACGTTATGGTGCTGCCGACGTAAAACTTCGCGTTCGTAAGGTTGATGATCTTGTAGATGACAGGCTTTTCAGAGTGTTCCATGCTCGGCTCCAACGGTGACTTCTGTACCGAAATAGATAGCTAGATGTCACAATTGCGTCAAGCGTTTTCTTGGAGTGTCTTTGGTTGGAAAAGAAAAGGCCCGCCGAAGCGGGCCTTAACTACTTGGTTTTGTTGGCTTATGCGCCCGGCGAGGCGTACATGGCCAGCGGGTCGGAAACGCCGAAGCTGTAACGCTCTCTTGCTTTATACCTCACGTTCCCTGTGTCAAAATCACCATCCATTGACGTCGACATAGCGACACGGACGAAGTGCTTCATACCGTTCGGGATGTCGGTGGTCAGGAACCACGCGTCATTGTCCGTCAGGTAGTGGTTAACGCGATAGCCTTCGGGGATCGACCCGTTGGTGTTGATCGCGTTGATGTCGTTGTCGGCGGTGCCGACGCGCAGCTCGGTCTGCAGCAGACGAGTCGCAACGAACATCAGGCTCGGCGGAACAATCAGCTTGCGCGGACGGGCAGCGATCAGCAGACCGCGTTCGTCTTTGTAAGCAGCGATGTCGATAACCGCTTGTTCCAGCGAGGTCTCGTTGAGGTCGGCGTCAACCGCGGGGCGGTTGGAGTTGGTGCCGCCAGCAACGGTCGGGTGCGCGGTGTTGAACAGGGTCACGCCGTCACCCGAGGTGAAGGTGGTGAAGCCCGTATTCAGCAGCGAAGCAGCCTTGACCTGCTTGGTGTACGCCATGGCGCGAGCGAGCGCCTTGGTGTAGCGAGCCGAGAGCGAGTCGTACAGGTTGTCTTCCATAGCTTCTTCGGTGATCGAGAAGCCCATGGCCACCGTCTCGTGGTTGTAACGAGCGGTGAACGATTCCTGTGCGTTGTCGTAGGTGATCGCCGAACCTTCGGGTTTCACCGGAGCTGCGCCAAAACCGGACAACTTGACTTCTTCTTCGAACGAACGTTCGGAGTTTTCGGTCTCGTAGATTTCAGCGTGCTCGTTCTCGTACTTGGCGTACTCCAGACCGAAGAGGGCGTTCAGCCCCGGCAGGAGTTCTTTAAGGGCCTGTGCGCGTGAAATAGCCATGTGTCAGCCCTCCTTACACGCCAACCGCAGCGGTCAGCTGCGTGTAGTTCAACTTCACGACCAGCAGCGGGAACGAGGTGCCAGCTTCGCCACCACGGGGGCCACCGACGTAGTCGATGATTCGCAGCGGGAGATTGGCATCGGTGCCGATGGTGGACGCATCGAGCGCAACGCGCGAGGCTTTGAACGTGGTGTTCACCGCACCCTGAACAATCGCGGCGTTCTTACCGTAGATGTCCAGCGAGTTGGTGATAGCCTCGTCAGCCTGCACAACGTACAGCGCCTGCGGGTCATCACAGACGAACGCCAGAGCGTCCGAAGCGACGGTGCCGGTCGGCCACATGTTGCTGAAAGTCAGCTGGCCGGTCGACGGGTCGGTGTACGAGCAGCCCATGAACACGCCGAGCATGGCGATGTCAGCCGAGGTATCACCGGTGGCGGTCTGCTTGGTGATCGTGGTCGAGGTGCCGTTGTCGGTCAGCATGACGACGTCACCAGCCGCGATGTTGGCAGCGTAGCCCGAAGCGATGGGGTACTGGCGGAAAACCTCCAGCGAGCCATTGTCGAGACGGCCAGTCACACGCAGACCGAAGGGAGCATTAAGGGAACCCATGGGTTCTCTCCTTCATCTACAGTTTCGGTTCTCGGTAAGCTTACTTACCGAACGAGGTCTTGGTCGAACGCTCGGGCCGAAGCACGGGCATCCGCGGGTCGGACTCGCGCATGAAGTTGCGGTCAACTGCGTCGATCTGCTGTTGGGCGATCTCGAGTTGGCCCTCAACTCGCGCCTGTACGTCCTCTGCAGGAGCAGCACAGAGCAGGAGTCCGCCGACTTCGACATTGCCTTTGAAGCGGGAGTCGACGTCGGACATGATTTGCAGCTCAGGATAGTCAGCCGCCATTACAGGCGTGTAGCCTTCCCGGAACCGTGCGGAGACATTCGTCATGTCTGCGTTACCCAGTGTGGAGGTGCGAATCCACCGGAACTTCAAGCCGTCCCGGGGCTCGGGGGTAGGCAGCATGGATTGCCGCTTCCACGTCTTTTTGCGCGGACTCGTGTGCTCACGAGTTTCGAGGGTACGTGGGGTCCGGTCAACCATTTTGCATATCCTTTAGCTTTTGCGCCGCGAATACCTTGAGAGGCACACCAAGGCGCTTGGCGAGAGCGGCCTCGGAGGAGGTTAGCACAATCTTGCGCGGTGCTTTCGTGCTGCGAGCAGCCGGGGCGACCACGGTACCAGCCTGACGTCGGGGTGCTTTTTCCTCAATCTGCCCGTCGTCAAACCTGTCTGGAAACGTGCGGCGAACCGCCTCGTCGATCTTAGA